CGTATTTCGCCTCCATTCACGATAAACACTAAGGGTTATACCTTTCATCGTAGCACCACCTGGATCGGCTGGGTTATCACTCCATAATCCCTCACTCTTTAGAACGTGTGCTAATGCAGATTCGTAATTTTCTTTCATGTTGTTGGTGTACTCTGATGAAGTAGTTCATCTTTCTTTTGACTACCTGCTGATGAACCAAAGTAAAAAGAAATGATACCAACCCAAGCCGTTGATAATGAACCTAACATAATCATCAATTCATCCGACTTGGTGGCATAACCCATCATTAATGCAAATAAGATTCCAAAGAATCCAGCAGTAATTAAAAGAGACAGTAATGGTGGAATCCATGAATGAGTTGCTGTTTGCATATCCCTAGCTGATTTACGGTCATCTACGGCTAACTTTTCAAAGTTAAGTCCTAACTCCTGTGCCTTTGCTTGTAAATCTATTTCAGCTTGTTTTAGACTGGCTAATTGGTCAGCAGTTAACTTACCAGAGTCAATCGTAGACTGTACGTCTTTTTCATCAACTCCCAATGCTTTTGAGATAGCAGTAACCGCTAGTCCTGCTAGTGGTCCACCTAATGCTGTTGCAATGCCTGGTGCTATTTGTGCAAGCCACTCCATATCAATCCTTTAAAAGAATAATTAACATCATACAAATTAATGCCATCATTGTCCACCATTTAAACAGTTCATCATCCACGGACTATATCTTTCTTGGTTCGTACTAACACCTTATGTTCTTTATCAAATTTTGGTTTTGGTTTCTTATGTAACTTTTCTTCAAAATGCAAATAACATACATTTGCCCAGATGAACAACTCAATCAAATAAACAATGAACCAAATGGTTGCCCATGTCATACAAGATTAAAATAAAACAACAAACTGGTAACAATAAATGCTGCAAAGAAACACCAAAACTGCACTCGTCTTACGTCTTCTAATTTATGACCGTAATACTTCTTACTTTCTTGATGCTCTTTTTCAACTACTTGTTTTAATTCTAATACTTTTGACCATTCTTTAGCACCATACTTGGCTTTAAACTCTCGTTCGGCTTGATTTTCTGCTTCTATAATTGCACTTTGATTTTGATACTCTTGGATTGCTCGATATATCATCGAGTTCTCCATTGCTTCTTCGTGTAACTTATGTTTCTTTCGTGCTTCTAATTCCTGTAAAGCGACCTCTGTTCCATCACGTTGAATATTTTCAATGCTTTTAGTGAGCTTCTTTCCAGCCTCTCTACTTTGTTCAAGGCTCTCAGCTAAAGACTTTGCTCCTTCGGCAATCGGATTGATGTCTGGCATTTCATTAAATTGTTACTACCATAATATTAGTACCGCCTGACATTGCATTCCAATTGTTTCTAACTTGAGCAGTAGCATATGCATATCCTGGATCTCCTGGACTTCCTGAACCATTATTACCGTAAATTCTTAATGTTGTATTACCATCCCAATTTGCATACGGTGTCCCAAAATAACCAAATTGATTATCGTTGTTATTATAAAGAGTACCATAGGTATTAGTATTTGCAGTTTTTACTTGAATAACTGCCCAAGATTGATATGAACCATCCCCATTGGGATCACCTCCTGATACTCCAGAACCATCTCCATATATTGCAACAACTATATATAAACCCCAACCAGATAATCCATAAGAACCATTAGAGAATTCAACACTCCATGCACAACCATCATCTGGTTGGTCTCCTGAAGATCTTTGATTACTACCCCATTGTGTATAAGTTGGCACATTTGTAAATTGATTTAAAGATATTGTTCCTGAAGTTGGAACGGTATTAGGGTAAACACCAGGAGGTATACTTTGTCCTTGATAAAGTTGGCTCATTGAAACTGGGTTACTTAAGCCAAAATTAGTTTTAATACTTCCAATATCTATACTCATTATGGTGTTCCGTATGCAGTAATATTACCTGTAACAATAAAATTGCCTGATGAATCTAAAGAACCTACATTTGTTCCGTTGTAATTAAAATAAAGTTTTGTTCCTGTTGGTGTTACATTCCAACCACCTGAGTTAGTAATTCGTGTAGCATTAGTGGCATTAGTTGCGGTTGCCGCATTTCCACCAATAGATAAGTTGGCTACAGGAGTTGTTGAACTAACTAAAAATGGTGCTGTGCCTGTTGTTACTGTTGAAGTAAATGTTGTAGCCATAACTGTGCCGCTTGTGGTTATTGAGCCATCACTATTAAATTTTAAAAATCCATATTGAGCACTACTCGTATTATTTGTTGCTTGTAAATAAACAGTATTTGGGTTTCCTGTTGCATCTCTTAAAATAACAGCACCAGTTGAACCGCTATTTGGCGATGTAAAGTAGGATTGCCCAGTAGACGTGTAATTAACTGCTGTATAGCTATTGGATGTATTTAAAGCATTTGCTGTTGTAGCGGTTGTAGCAGATGTTGCAGATGTTGCTGTTGCAGCATTTCCACCAATGGAAAGACTTGCCGCTGTTCCTGTAAGTCCAGTTCCTGGTCCTGAAAATTGACTTGATGCAGTTATCGTTGTGCCACCAAGTGTTGTGAATGTTCCTGCCGCAGCTGTAGACCCACCGATAGTTGTGCCGTTAATATTTCCGCCTGTAATCGCTACACTATTGGCGTTTTGCTGAGACATGGTTCCTAAAGAACCTGTTATGTTATTAACAAAAGCAGTCGTTGCTATTTTTGTAGAATTGTCTCCTGGGGATGGCGTAGGTGCTGTTGATGTTCCACTTAATGTTGTGGTTCCTGTAACACTTAAAGTTCCACCTACTGACATATTTCCTGTATCTGTTTCGCCAGAAGCCGTTAATGTACCAACTACTTTAAAATCTCCAGGAACGCCATTTAAAAGAGAATATACGCCAACTCCACTACCGCTTTGATTAGTTCCATCTAAATAAACTTGAGCTGTCATTCCTCCTGGAATTACCAATGTTGTAGATCCGCCAGATGCAGACATAGTAATTGGATAAGATCCTTGATTTACTATTGCATACACTTTATTGGCTGAGCCACCTGGGCAAGTAATTGTACAAGCTGAAGTTCCTCCTTGAAATACAAGAACTGCATTTCTAGCGTCATCTAATGCACCGTTAATATTTGTTAATGTATAAGTGGTTAATCCTGAAATATTAATAGCCTGTACACCAGTAATGGCTTGCTCAAGCAAAGTACCAAGATTTGCATTGGTTACATTACCCCATGTGCCAGCTAAATCACCAGCTCCAATGATGGTGAGTTTTAATGAGGTTGAATACGATTCTGCCATAATGTTTCCTTATTGTGTATTGTTAATTAATACCCAGTTTGTTGTTTGATTATTACTTATTCCTGCCCAGCTTGGTGTATTTTGATCTAATATTGGATTAGGCACAATACCTGAAAAACTCAAATATCCTGCAAATGGTGCACCTCCAAAAGTACAAGTAGCAAACCCACCTATTTCATTAATTATTTGATTTCTATAATTCCAACTTGCATTTTCTGTATTGTTAATCGTAGCCCAATTTGGAATGTTGACATCAATAATTGGATTTGGTACAACTTTTGAAAAATTTAAATCCCCTGCAAATGGCGTACCAGCAAATGTACTTGTTGCAAATCCGCCAATCTCATTAATTATTTGATTCCTAAAACCCCAATTAGCTGTTTCACTATCATCAATTCTAATCCAACCTGATGTAATTTGCGAGTCTAAAATAGTAAAGGCTTCAACAATACTATCAAGGAAATTAGACTGCTGGGTACTAGAATCGACTACTGTTATCGCTTCAGCAATTATTTCTACAAACTGGGCGGTTATACTTTGTGAATTATTTAATGTAGTCGGCTCAACTATACTTTCCACAAACCCAGCAATAATTGTTTCAACTTCAGCGATTGTCGTTGCTTCGGTTAAGCTTTCTATAAAAGCTGATGTCTGTGTACTAAAGTCAGCAATACCAAAGTTTTCATTTAAACTTTCTAAGAATTGAGCGGTGATTGTTGGCGTATCTAGTACCGTTGTGTTTTCGGCTATGCTTAGTGGGAACTGAGCTGTTATTGTTTCAGTTTCAGTTATTGTTGTATTTTCAGTAATTGAATCTAATAGGTTAGCCTGTACCACATAAGATGGGTTTTCCAAGAATCCAACAGTATTAAAACTACCTGCAAACGGACTTCCTGCCATCGCAAACGAAGCAATACTAGGCTGTTGAGGAACGCTATACGGTGTTTGTCCCCATGCTTCTACAATAGTCGCACTAAACTGGGCGGATATAGACTCTGACTCTGCACTAGTAATTGGCTCAGTAACGGTGAACTGGAACTGGATACTTGCCGCTTCTGTATCTGCAAGAGTAATGTTTTCTGTCTGTGATTGTAAAAATGCGGATGACTGCGTACTAGAATCGGCTATGCTTGTGTTTTCAGTTTGTGATTCTAAGAAACTTGATTGTTGTGTACTTGAATCTGCCTGAGTTACGTTCTCGGTTTGCGATTCTAAAAATGTTGAAGTTTGTGTGCTTGAATCGGCAGAAGTTAGGGTTTCTACTATGCCTTCAAAGAAGTTATCTTGTTCACTCTGTACATCAAATATCTGAGTTATTGTTTCAGTAATAGATTCCGCATACTGAGCAGCGAAAACTTGAGAATCGGCAACTCCAACATCTTCTGTTGTTGCTACAACAAATGCCACCCCA